GCGATCTGGGCCATGGAGTATTTGGACATATCATCCTGGGGCAGTCGAGGCACCACAGTGATCTCCACCGTGCCGCCCTCTTTGACCCGCTCAGGGGTGATCGTCTCTGAGAAGTACATTCGATTGTTGTCCCTGCCGGAAAGCTCCATCGCGGTGAACGCGCCACTGGAGTATTGGTCGCAGAGAAGATTGGATATCTGGGTGTACGCCCTCTGGAGAGAGATGATCCTGGGAGACAGCACCGTCTCGACGCCCTGCTTGAGGGTGTTGATGGCGAACCCGGAGAGTTGAAACTGAAGCTCCCCGTACACCGAGTGGGGGATGGAGCCGCGTTGCATCTCTCCTGAGACCATGCCCATAAAGGCCCCGGTCTCGCGGGCCACCTCCAGCAGTCCCAGAGGCTCGATGTCTTCGCCCTGGGCCAGGGATATCTCGGTGCCTTCTTTGTACGGGTCTTCCTCAAGGGTCTTGGTGCCGTCCCTGGAGGTGATCTTCAGTCCCTGCTTGCGCGACCTTGCGGTCAGTTCCAGCATGGTGGACATCATGAAGTTGTGATTGTTGTAAACCTCGCGGGTGGACTTGAAGACCGACTCGCCGTAGTCCTCGTAGGTGTCCTCGACGGACGACCACTCCAGGGACTGGATCAGCGGGTTCGCTCCCACCGGCCCCAGAAACACTGGAACGCTTCCGCATTCCTCGTCGGCTTCAGGGGTGTGGCGGGTTCGCTTTTTGATAAAGCGGTGAGGGATGGCAACGAAGTTGTCCTCCCGATCATAGAAGTCGTAGACATCAATGCCGTCATCGTCCTCGCGCTCCGTGCCGAGGCGAACATTGTACTGACGCTCGATCTCGCTTCGGGTCTTCTTGGTCTTGTAGCAGGCCCACGAAAGCCCGTCGGCGTCGGTGCCCCAGTAGGTGTGCATGATATCCCACGGGGTGATGTCCACATACGTTGTCTTCTCGTCCCGCTTGACCAGTAACGCCCTGCCTGCGTACCAGCCCCGAAGGGTGATATACCAGGCAAGCTGGCTCTGGAGATCGGGCAGAAGCCGATTGGACAGCCTCTCGTCGGCGGATCGGAACGCGCCGATGATGAACCGCTCCTTGTCGTTGTTGACCTCCCGATTACTGCGAGGGTTGCCCGCAGGCGGGATGCGAATCACCCGGTCTGCCGCCGCAAGCCAGGAAATGATCTTGTCGGCGTAGGTCTGAGGCTCGTTGGAGGTGTAGCTCTGATAGCCGTCGCCTGCGTCGTAGGGCGACAGACGATAGAGTTGGTGATCGGCGTCCATCCGGGATCGGAGGGGTTCGGTCACTACGGCATGGGCCTCGACCAGATCGAGGATGTCTTCCACCTTGCGTCGGGCCATCAATTCCACCTTTTGACTTTAATAAAGCCTTTGTTTCCGATGTGGCCGTAGCCGAACTTGTCAACGAGGCCGTAAACGACGGCCTTGACCCCGTGGTTGTTCTTATCCTCCGGGGTGTCTCCCACTATATTACCATCTCTGTCCATGCGCCAGCGATAGGCGCGCGTTTGCCCGTCCATAGGAGACGGGATCGCGCCAAATTCTGACAGAATCCCTTTGCAGGCTGGATTAAAAACGATTTTCGGAGCATTAGAAACAGGGTCGGGCTTCAAAAAGGACTTCAGTCTTTCAGTTCCTTCGTTGATCCGAATCTTCTGAGCGGCGAGATACACCCCTGTTTCCTGTAGCCAAATCTCCGCCGGGGCGGACATGGCCTGGTGCTGGTATCCGGCGATGTCGATGACTCCCCCGGCCACGTCCTTCCACCAGGGGCGGGACTGGGCGATCTCTATGATCTCCGAGGTGATCAGCCCTTGCTCGTAAATCTCGTCGATGACATTGACCTGCCCGTTTATCTCCTGAACCACCTCGACGGCGTAGGCCCCGGCGTAACCGGGGTCGATCCATAGCTGGACGGGGTCTCCCACCGACCATTCGGCGTCGGGGTTGATGTGGATGTCCGGGCGGAACTCCCCGAAGACAAGGCCCTGGGGCGGCGAGGGTATGCCCTCGATGCGCTCCATGAAGAAATCGTCGGAGGCCATGGCCTTGAGCCGCAGTATCTCCGGGTCTGACTTGCCGCCGGGATACAGATGATTGTTGGAGTACGACGGCAGGGAGAAGCTCTGCTCTTCTTCCGTCGGATGTTGCCAGGTCTGAAATAGCTGGGGATACCAGCCAAGACTGCCCTCGAAAGTCCCGGCTAAAAACAGCCATCCGCGCTTGGGCGCGCACCTGCCCCGCATCCTGTGAAAGGAGTCGAGGTCAAGCTGGGACGCTTCACAGCCGATGATCCCGTTGGGCGCTCTCATTGCCAGCGTCCTCGGGTCTTTCGCGCTCTTGGTCTCTATCCGGGTGCCGTCAGCGAGGACGATCCTGCCCGGATCGACGCGCTTGGACGCCTCGGCCAGTATGCCCAGCGTGGCGAAATCCTGGATCAGGTACTCAAACTCGGCCTTGGTGCGCTCATAGTCAGCGGCGACGAGCCAGTAAAGCCCCGGCTCATCGGTCTCAAGAAACCTGGAGACGAGATACTTGGAGGCCACCATGGACTTTCCCGCCTGCTCGCCCCCGGCAACGAGGATAAACCTCTTGCGGCTTTCGAGGATAGGCTTCTGCTTTTCGGTGGGATTGAAATCCAGCTTTGAAAATAGATATTCGGTAATGCCTGGGTTAGTCAGCGTCGTCATTGTCACGCTTTCGGGTGAGAAGCCTTTCGACCTCATCGACAGCGTTGCGGCGAGCCTCTTCGGCCTCGTTGATGGCTGGCTGGTTCTTGGGAGAAGAGCGGTTATCCCGAACCCACTTTTTCCATTCGACCATCATTTCCTTGACCTCGTTGGTGACGACGTTGCCGTCCCGGCGATACTTCTCAGGCCAGTGGGCGTTGAGAAGCGTGATCAACAGCACCGGGTTGTCGTTGGGCTTTTGTTGCTGGACGCGGCCAAAGGCCAAGTCCTGAAGATGCTCCCGGAAAAGCTCCTTGGCCGTGGCGTACTTGGCCTTGAAGCCGTGGGCATCGCTCCTGTTCCAGTCCGCGACAGTAGACCTGCCCACCTCCGCCGCATCGCAAGCGGCCCTGAGAGTCCCAACCTCGCCGTAAGCGACCAGGAAGGCATCCTGCCGGGCTAGAACCAGGTCGGGGTTGACCTTGCCTTTGTACGAGCGGTCACGTTTCTTTGCTGGCATTAGTGTCCCTCCGACACGGCATTCGTTATGTTCATAAGGCCTTCCCGCACAGCCACACCCAGGACTTCAACAGCGCCCATCCCCTCCGTGTCATTGGCCTCCTCGATAGTCAAGGCATGGGCCACTGTTAGAACGGCTCCCACAAGGCAATTGGGAAGATGGAAAAAGTATTCCAACCTAGTATCGTCAACATCACAATTACAATGCAACGCGTCGCTCATCTATCTTACCTCCACGAATTAAGCATCGGACTGCAATACATCCTTGGCCAAAGCTATGATTCCAGCGATACAGCCAATCGAGACCTCAACTAGGTCGTTGAGTATAGATATTATAGCCACACTGCCTAGAAGCACAAGGGCCAGGAATATCTGGGGCCTCACCTTTCCCAAAAACCTTTCCATAAAATCCTCCTTGTTCCTAGTTATACATGGAACAAGGATATTTCACAATATCACACCCCCCCTAAAGGGGGTGTGGTGAAATATATTTGGTGCAAGGTATATTGTTCCAGGAACAAGGAACCATCCTAGACCTGTCCCTGCATGTTTCAAGGAAATTCCTGCATGTTTCCAGGAAACATGGTGCATTGCACCGAAATTCCGGCATGTTGCAGTGAAACATAGGGAAGTAAAGGCCTTTAAGGGAAAAAGTCTGGCAGGGGTATAAGCCTTATATAGTAGGGAAGCCTAAGACATGCCCCCTCGCGCGCGCGAGTGCGCGGGGCCGGGCGCGGGCACGCAGGCGCGCAGGCGCAGGCATGGGTGCGCGGGCACGGGTGCGCGGGCGCAGGCGGGCATGTGCGTGTGTGCGCGTACGTGCGTACGTGTGTGTGTGCCTGGGCGTGTG